AAGTGGGACTGCCTTGATGACGGTGACGACGTCGTCGTCATAATTGAGCGTGAAGATTATAACCGTGTGATGACTGTTCTACAACCCTTGTTTCTTAGCTTCGGTATGGAAATAAAGATTGAGAGCGTGTGCGAGTCATTGCACGAGGTGGTGTTCTGTCAGTCATCCATTGTCGAGTACGCACCAAACAGACTAAAGTTCGTTCGTGACTGGAGGAAGGTCATGAGCAATGGTTTGTGCGGTGTTCGGCATTGGACATCAGACACCTATCGCAAGCGTGTCATTCAGGCGATCGGCACTTGCGAGTTGGTTCTAAACCTAGGAGTCCCCATCCTGCAAGAGTATGCACTAGCACTCTTGCGCAACGTCTCTAGCTCCAGGCCTATTGACCTAAGTCTAGCCCCCGATGGCCTACAACGTCGAACCTACAGAGATCTCAAGGCTCTCGGCGTACCTGTAGACAAGATCGAGCCCCAGCCCATACTTCGGTGTGGGCGTGAGTCCTTCGCCATCGCTTTTGGTGTTTCACCAGAAGAGCAACTTCGGATCGAGGCCCGACTCAGAGAGTGGACATTTGAGGTCCACGGCTTTGAGCGGCACCCCGGTGAAGTCATCGTTGAGACTTGGGAACACTTCCCCACTTCAAGTGAGGTCTACGGCCAATAGGGAAAATGAAGCCTACAACAACATCTACCCGACGCGCTCAGTCAGCCCGCAAGCTGACTAGCACCACACCAACCACATCCACCGCTTTGGTAGCGATACCGAAGCAACTACCGAATCTCTTACCTCCTAAAGTCCCACAACAACTTGTCAGCCAAGTCTGTGGCCTTACTGACCCTTTCTGCTCTCATGCCGGAGGGGCCAAGTACCCAGACTTTTCCAGCGTGCGAACACTGCCTTACACTCGGCGGCAGAGAATGACTCTCACCACCGATGCCGCAGGGTACGCTAATTTAGTCATTGCCCCACAGTACAATTACAACCCCTACTCCACGGTTAATGTCTACGCTGGAAACGCTGTTACCTCTTGGTCCAACTTTGCCGCCTATCCCACGATTGCCGGAGTCTCAGGCTACCGTATCGTGTCCGCAGGTTTCATCGTTCGACATGTCGTTAGTCCCCTCAACTCAGCAGGGATGGTTTACATCAGGCAGTATGGTACCGAAAACGGTTCCTTCATGGCCCCGATCGATACCACCACCTACAATTGCACATCGGAAGCTAACGTACCTGTACAAGAGGCTAAGGAGATCGCAGTCGTCCTGCAGAAGACCAGTCAAATGCCACAGAACTTCTACTTTCAAACCACTGATACTACCACTGTGGGAAACGTCATTGCTCGAGGAGTCGCGTTCGCGACCGTCGCAGTAGCTGGCGCCCCCTTTAGCACACCAGTGTTGGAGATTGAGTTCATCACCAACTACGAACTTATCTTCGAAGACGGCTCAGATCTCGCTCAAGTTGCCACCCCACCTCCACCCGCGAACGCCCTCATTACTGATGC